GTTCGTTAATTACTTTCCCGTAGAGTCTTCCTCCACGATTTCATCTATCGTATCGCAGACATCCGGTATCGCTACACCTGTCGTAACCTCAGTAGCTACGCGGCCTACAGCCCTAATACCCTTGTACACCCCAGAACAATACAGTTCTTTGTTGGCTATCATTTCTTCCGAAACAGTACATCCGGTCATTAGTACACACAGCGCAGCAATTCTAAGCATTTTCTACCTCGTCAGCGATTTCATTAAGTTCGTCAATATCTTCTTTTTTAGGCTTTTGACTGTCTAAAAACTTTTCTAATCTATCCTTATACCCTTCCATAAAATGATCTGAGATAGCGTCTGACATACGTCTATCCTCGTCCCTGGTAAGTTTGTCAGGGTTTACAAAGTCCACACCATTGTTGGCAAAGTACAACATTGTCTGTGATTTAGACGGGCCATAGCAAAACTTAGGTATTCTAGCCACCAAATCAGACCCTTGTACGCAGGATATTTGGTTATCCAATGTAGTCATAGGCTGTTTAAACCCTTTGAAAAACGTATTTGGCTTGCCAAAAGTAATCACATTTAAATTGTTGTGCTTTTTCCATAGTTTTGCAGCAGACAATTCAGCCAATGCACCACCTAAAGAATGACCGCAGATCAATGTACGCTTATCATAATCTATATGTCTAAGAACCTTCTTCCATACCGACTTGTGAGCCAGTGTAAAGCCCCCATGACACATTCTTCCTGCATAGGGTACTGGTACTACCAGTGCGTCTGTAAGCCAATCTAGCTTTTGCTCAGTGCCTCTAAAGGCTATTACGTCTATAGTCTTACGCTTTGCAATAAAAACAGTAGTTGAAGTCCACTTAGACTCTATCTTTGTAGCATCTTCTACAAACTTTCTGTAAGCCTTCATGCTCCAAGAGCAAGCCATATTTAGCAATACAGGGTCTAACTTCACTATTCAGCTCCCATTCCAACAATTAAAAACGTCACACCAACTATTACTATTACAGTTACTACTAATCCCAATACCAACTTTGCCAACTGTTCTATTAAAATCTGCTCTTCTTTCTTGGCTACCAGCCTAGCAGCTGCATTTGCTTTACGCTTTATCTCACGCTTCTTTTCTATCTTAGCCGCTTCAGCCTTAATCTTTACCCATCTGTGGGTTTGTCCTTTGCGAGAGTAATGGTCACGAATCTTGTCCATCATCTTCTCAATACGTTCTTCTTGCTGATCTATTGTAATAGCTTCTTCCAAAGCCGAACCCGCCAACAAATCTTCAGTACCAGCATCCCTCGCTTTCTTAATATGTTCTTCTACTTTCTTCTTGGCTGTGAAGAATTTACCCACTTCACCCGCCATATCCTCAACTTCTTTCTTTTTAGCAATCGCACCCTGAACAATAACAAATGCACTGTCCAAGGCTTTTATCGCTAACATTGCTTCGCCAATCATCTCTCAATCCTCTTGCACATGGCTGTTATGTTCGTAGTTACTGAATTGAGAATAATTCTTTGAGCAAACTCTTCACAAGTAGTCTTCTCTTGGAAACACAAGCCGCCATCATCACAATCAGATATTGCCGATATTCCTCCAATAATTAGCACCAACACAAAAATATTCATAACTCATGGCTTCGTAGGCCAATCATCATCTGTTAAGTTATGAGGAAAATTGCTGTGTGCAGTTATATCCCTTAATGCTTGTCTATAGGTTGTCATATCTTCTGACATAGTGACATCAGACAAGGCATAGAAGTCTGTTTCAGCTAATAAGCCATCACGCCTAGACCTAACTGCCGCAGCAGCATCAGCATCTAACTTAGCTTGATACGCTGCTTCATGTTCTGCTTTGGTGGTTGTCACACCATCTACAGTAGTATCAGCAAACATATCCCTTTCAACCCATGCCTGTACCCACTGTTCTTTAGAATTTTGCTCAACACCATTGCGTACATAATGCTTGTAAGCCTCAGAACTTGTAGGTTGTGGGGTTTCAAACACTATGTCTATCCCTAAATCTTCACAAACTTGGTCAGTCCAAACTTTAGGAATACTTGTATTTGGAAATAGCGCAACAACTTCATTTTTAGTTTTTACGCTGCCGTCACTTTTTAATCTGTATTCGCTCATTGTCTTATCCTACGAAATAGCTAAATATCGGTAAGTGCCACCGCTTGTATTTAAATCAGCAGGGGCAGATGAAGTTATAGTGAAACCAGATGAATGAGGGTCTATATAATCAGTATTTGTCACATCAGCAGCATTACTACTTAGAATCCAATATGGATCATTTCCAGATACAATACCTTGAACAGTTGAATCAAACACATACCAATCACCGCTACTGTCAGTTCTTTTAATAAGTACAAATCTAGCGGCAGCACCTAGTCCTGTTACATTTACATCATTTCCTGTGCCTGTATAAGTTCCTACTTTTGATATACCATCTAATGAAGCAAACATAAGAACTAAATGAGTTTCACCACTACTAAAAGTTCCTGATTTTGCTCCATAAGTGGTTGCTGTTAAATTTTCAAAAACTGTATATTGACTTCCTAAATCAGCACTATTACTCATTAACAAATAATAATCTACTTGATCTAAAATCCAACCACCTGCTCCATCAAGTCTTTTAGATATAAAAAATTCTGGGGCAACTCCTAAGTTATGAGAGTAGTTTGCTGCGCTAGAAGTAGTAGACTTAACAACTGATATATCAAATACTTTAGGGTATCTTCTGAACATTATTGATGAATAATCTGCATAAGCACCAGAACCAAGATCGTAATACCCATTCATAAAATCCCAAACTTGTGCATTATCAATACTTCCCGCAGAATTATTTTGTGCTACTAGGTAGTTTTTTCCGGTTATTCGTGTTGATGCGTAATTTCCTTCATCTGGGGAGGCTGTTCTTTTTCTATAAAGTCCAAAATCTACAGGCCACGGAGTTTGAAAAAATGGCGATTCATAAGAACTTGGATGGCTTTCGTCTTGGATATAAACATCAGTACCCGCTGAAGGTTCTTTCATAGGGCCACGACGGATTGCCACGTAAACATACTTTCTTGCGTTAACATTGACGTTAGAGTACAAAGTTGTCCGAAAACCAGTAGAGGTTATATCTAAAAATCCTCCCGTAGATTCTGCATTAGATGAGTCAAAATATAGATATGCGTCATTGCTTGCATTGTTGTCTGTAGCCCATCCACGCATATTGTCAATTACAAACCAGCTGTCTGCGGCACTTGATGCTTTGACAAGTATCCATTGCGGCTCAAAGCCTAGATTCACCTCTGTAGTTCCTGCGCCACCATCACCTGTATAAGAACCACACTTAATAATAGGTTCATCGCCATCATCACCAAAGATTTGATCTCCAGAACCGCCCTCGGCAAAAAAGTATGCAATAAAATCAGCAGTCTGATTTGTGAAATAAGTGCTTAAAGTTATTCCAGAGCTAGTTGGTGCTGAATAAATTCCATTAGTGCTTCCCCAATAACCAAACGCTGCGGTTATATTTAAATTTGCATAATTAAGCCACCAATCTGATTGCGGTGATGTAACACTTTTATGAAAAACATACCAATATCCATCAGCGCCTGATGTAATTTGTTTTATTATAATCGTACCCGGAATACTGCCAAGATTATGACTTATTGTTTGTTGTCCACCACCACCAGTTGTGCTGAATTCTACAACATCAAAAAATCCTGCTTGTTTTCGGAATGTCCAAGAAGCGTATTCCGCCGAACTTGTGTTAAGTTCAGTAGTAAACCCATTTGAATTGAATGACGCTAAACCATATCCACCTGGATTAGCAGCAGCACTTGTAGAATCAGAATAAATGACAGAATCCACGCCACGCTCAGTGTCTTGAAAACTCCAGTTTTCAGCACCATCTCGTCTTCTATAAATTACTAAACCACCTTCACCAGAAAGGTCAATACCATTGTTAATAGTGATACCTGAACCTGTGCCTGTGTAAAGATGCGTAGAAAAAACATCTTCTACATATACTGGATCGCCGCCAGCACTGCCAGCAGCTTGCATTAAAGCGTTTCTTATATTGGTCATGCTAAAGCTAACCCCGCAGTAAATCCGTAATAAGTCGTACCACCATCGCAGGTGATAAAAACTAATACGTCTGTGCCTGAAGTCGTCAGCGTTGGTGCAGTTCCACTAGGCCAATCTACACTTGTGGGCCACGTCTGCGTTGCCGATCCTCCGTTTACAAGTTTAAGTACAAATCCACACAACTCGTCTGAGGCTGTAGGATTACTAAACGTCCAAGTAATTGCACCACCAGTAGTTGCAGTAACAGAATTACCAGCCGTCAAATCAATGGTTGTACTGCCTGACACACTACCTAAAGCATTAGTGACTTCACCATAATCTTTAAGATTGATTGCTGAAACAGTTTGATCTGCCCCAGTTACCGCACCAGCTAATGTCATACCTGTTATTGTTGGGGCTGTACCAAAGACCAATGCGCCAGAGCCAGTTTCATCAGTGACCGCACTAGCTAGATTTGCACTTGAAGGTGTGCCAATCCACGTAGCTACTCCTGAACCAAAAGATGTAATTCCAGTGCCGCCATTTGCTACAGGTAGTGTCCCAGTAACTTGACTTGTTAGGCTTAAATTAAAATTAGCTAAAGCATCTACAACAGCAGCGCCAGCTCCTGCTCCATCTAAATAAACTATTTTAGTTTCCCCAGTGCCAATATTAACAGTGCCACCTGAACCCTGTTTAATGGTTATAGTCTGGCTACCTGTAGTAGCGTTCTCTATCCACATTAAACGAGATAATGTGTTGGGGGCTATTGTAAGTTCTCTAGTAGCACTTAAAGTAGCGCCTGAAGTAACTTTAAAATAAAGTGCTCTTGCTGGATCTGCTGCACCGTCAGCAACAGTCGTAGTAGCATTGCCATCTGACCCAAAAGAGGCTTGTGTATTGTACCCAAGCGAATCAGCAATAAGCTCTAAATTAGTGTTTGTGCTAGTGCCCCAAGTGCCGTCTTCATCACCCGTGGTAATTTCTTTAAGTCTTAAATTGTTTACGTAAGTAGCCATAATATATTCCTATGCCGCTTTGTTTATATCTACCCAGTTAGGTGTTTGTGAATCTGTTACATTCGTCCAATTTGGTGTTTGTGAATCATCTATTGTTGTCCAACCGCCTCTAACTACTGTTCCTACTGCACCCGTACCGCTTACACCCGTAGGTACTATTGAGCCACTAAACGTTAATCCTACACTACCTACTGCGCCTGTTCCTGCTACTCCTGTAACTGTTGGTATTACAGTGGCTGTGCCTGTTCCTACTGCGCCTGTCCCTGCTACTCCTGTTGGGATAACTAGTTCTGCAAAAGAAACAGTTACGGTTCCTACTGCGCCTGTCCCTGCTACACCTGCTGGAATTACCGTATCTTCTCTGATAATCCCTACGCTACCTACTGCGCCTGTCCCTGCTACTCCTATTGGGATTATTGAATCGTCAAGAGCTATACCTACAGTCCCTACTGCGCCCGTTCCTACTACAGAGATATTTCCGTTATCTCCCCAAGCGCCATCACCCCAACCATTTTTACCCCATACAGCACCAAGGTATACAATATTGTTATAGGATAACCCTAATGTCCCTACTGCACCTGTCCCTGCTACGCCTGTTGGAACTGCAACCCCAGTGCGGTTTATAGTAACCGAACCTACTGCACTTGTTCCTGCTACACCTGTCGGAACAACATTTTCGTCCAGAACAAAACTTACTGTCCCTACTGCACCTGTCCCTACGACAGATACATTACCATTGTCTCCCCAAGCACCGTCGCCCCAACCGTCTTTACCCCATACAGCGCCAAGATATACAGTTTTATCTGCCACTGTTCAGCCTTACGCGATACGAATAATCGCAGTAGAAGCACCCGCAGCAGGGAACTGAATAGTAAAATCACCAGTGCTAACCGTTTGGTCGCCACTAAAACTTAACACCGCACAAGCAGAATTACTGTTGTTAGTGTTGTAGATCATCGCTCCACAAGTGGTAAAAGAAGCACTTGACCAAGTAGTGTCGTTAAAATCACAAACTGCCGTAGTACTAGAAGCAACTGGAGTTACGTTAGTAAGAGTATTACCACCTGCGCTGTAGCCTGAACCACTTGTCTCATCACTGTTACCAGTAATATCACTGTAGTTAGTGCTGGCAGCGCCATAGGTTCCTGAACCTGAGGATACTGATTTAAGCAGTGCAATCTTCAAAGTATCCGCACCGTTTTGTAAATCATGTAACCCTTTAAGCAGTTCTACTTTAAAACTTGTGGGCATCGCTGATGCTATCGTTATTGCCATGTTATATCTCCAATAGTTTTACAAGTTCCGAATGCCCAGCATTGCGGAATTGGTTTGCCAAAGTTGTGCGATCTGAACGAATAGCCTGTTTCATATATTCAATCAATACCCCACGAATTTGCTTTTTAAACGCTTCTGCCTGTTCTACAATTAACGGATGGCTATTGCCCCCCACATAAATTATTTTATCTAACGCCTGTTCTGCTAACTCTTCTACGGTAAAGCCACGTTTAGATACGGTAGTAACCTTTACGTTACCTATTTCTACAACACTTTCAGAACTTATCATTAGACTGAATCTGTCCTAGTTTGACCGCTACGATACGCATCTTCTCGTAGTTTGCCATCTCCAAGATTTTTAAGTAACGCTATAGATTGTACATACATCTTTTCATAAGTAGCTATCATATCAGGCTCTCCTTTTTGGAACCTAATAGCTTCCATCAAGGCCCCATTCAAAAGAGCAGAATCAAACTCCGTACCTAACCATGTAGTGCCAGCGGTAACTATAGACTCTGGGTAATAAGCAAAGTGTATTTCTGCATCAAAGTTAGCATTAGGAGTTGGCCCTACTATAAAACTAGTTTGATCGAACACAGCATAGTGAACTGGTACTCCTGTTGTAGCAGGGTTTGGGTACGCTTCACGCATAAAATTGGAATCTTTATCTAGCAAATAAATATAATCACTTCCGCTAACAATCGCTAAAGAATAAGCGTACAAAAAACCAGAAGGCATTGTTAAATATTTATTCCCGTTAGTTAAAGAACCTGTTTGATTCTTTCGCAGTGCAGGTAAAGATACCGTAGTGTATATTTTTTGCTCTGCTTGTTTAGTAAACATAGCAAGCTGATCATCTGTGAACGTTTGCTCACAAATGTCATTAACATTGGCTTTGAGTTCTGTATAGTTCACTACGCCATCGGCCCTCTTGCTTTAGTACCTTTAGTGGCTGCACCATTACCACGAGTTTCTATGCCGCTTGTCTTCATGTTAATAGGTTGATTAACCTGTGTGCCGGGGCTATAAACTGTAGGCTCGTTTGGAAACTCTGTAATCTTAGGTGCTTTTTTACTTTCTTTTTTCATTTTAAATACCTCTTACGGTGTATTAGCTTGACCGCCCATACCACTATGAGCAGAACAATAATAGTATAAAGTAGGGGCTGAACTAGCGACTGTTATTTGTGTATACGCTCCTGCATTACCGGGAACTCCTACCTTGGTCACTCCTGTTGTATATTCTGATCCTCCACCCCATGTTCCATTGGGCGTAGTTGAAAGTCGTAACGGGTGCGTTCCGTTTGTACCATCTGATTGATCAAACTTATAAGTTAGTCCTTCTGTTAGTTCTACTGTAGGACTCACCACGCCTCCCAAATAAAATTTATTGCCCGTCCCATACGAATTTGCACCCGTTGCAACTGTCACTATAAAAGTATTAGTCACTATTCCTGATATAGTTACAACTCCAACTTTCCCAAACCCAACCACTATAGAAGGATCAATTGGTTCTATATGCGCTCTGCTTGCAGCTAACTCTGCAAAATCCGGTCTAGGATTTCTTAGAGCTTGCGGATCATCTACCGGAAACTCCCCTAGCCTGTTTTGAGGTTGGTCAGGATTCCAACACTCAGGACACGCTTTTATCTCAGTTACATTCCCTCTTTGAACCAAATTCCTTAACTCTCGCAATCGGTACTGAAACCCGCATACATCACATATTGCAAGTGCCTGTTGTCCCGATGCAAACCTCTGCGACATACTTACCTCATACCTTATTACGTATTAACGGCACTAGGTTAATAGACGCTTTTTCTCTGTCCTCTTTCGCAGCCAAATCAAACTGACGTTCATATTCTGTCTGTAGCATGGGTACTCTTGTAGCTAATTCAGGGTCTTTCATAGCTACATAATAAGCTAACCCTGCTACCAAACAAGGCAAAAACCTAAAATTAACATCCGCAGTTTGCACCCCACTACCCGCATCTTGAACCCTTCTCATACGATAGTACTTTAATATGTACGTAGGAGAATCGGCAGTGCCTTTATCTGGCACAGGCCACAAAGTCGCTTTTGGGTTATCCCGTGCCCTATCTATGTAGATTTGAATGGGACGACCCTGACTTAATTTATTTGGTATGGTTGCATAAGTAGAAACACTTATACGAGAAACAGTAAGGTCAGCCTGTGTAGACACACTTCCACTACCAGTACGAATAACATGTTCTAATAAGTCAATAGTGTCGGCGGGTAAATCATAAGTTGCAGTTCCAGCAACTAAGTTAACCGTGCCTTCATCTATCGTCCACATATTGATCCCACGGTTTTGCCACTCAATAGTAAGCAAATTCATAGACCGCCTTGCAGTGCGTAGGTCGTAACCAGAACGCATTTCGCGCCCAGCCCGTTCCCACGCTTCTTCAGCGATTTCAGTGAAATCCATGTTAAACGCAGTAGTGCCGGAAGTAGCCATAAGTTATCTCTTTCTTTTAGCTGGGCCTTTTTTCTTTGCCATACCGCCGCCGCGCATCCTTTTAGCAGCCATGCCGCCGCCGCGCATTTTTTTAGTAGCCATGCCGCCGCCGCGCATTTTTTTAGCTGGGCCTTTCTTCTTTGCCATGCCACCGCCTTTCATTCGTTTTTTAACTGGGCCTTTCTTCTTTGCTCCGCGCATTTTGTAGTCTCCTGTAAAATTTAGTACGTAGTTTGTACATTGCTTCGGTATTATATTCTTGGAAACTTCTATCGTAGTACCCAAGAGGTCTTAACTTCTCGGCAGCTTTCTCTAACTTAGATAATCGCTGCACAAATAACAAAGCATATTCAGTATCTACCTCTGGTTCAAACGCTTCGCTATCTAATAATTCTTGATCTCCATCATCAGGATGAAAACCCATTACCCACATATCTCTATCTCTAAAAACATTATCCGCAATGGCTTTGTTAACGTTATCTACAAACTGATGAAACTCGTCATTGTCCCTTATAAATTCTGTATCAACTATAATTGTTAAGTCTTTTAAATCACTCCAATTATGAAGTGCCATGTATAACTGCTTGTAATCTTCTTTCTCAAACTTAAAAACTATTTTTACTTTATGCTCTTGCCATGCTGCTTTTGCATAAGGACAAGCTGGTAAATTATTAAACTCTGGATTACTTGGTTCTAGTACCTGTTCAGACCAATCTTTTATTTCCTTGATTATTCCTGTTCGTTCGTCCCAAGTAATCATTTCTTCTTCTTAGAAGGTTTCTTCCGTCTAACCGCTTGAACTCTTCTTGGCTTACCTGCTGGTTGTCCTAACCTTTTTTTCTGTGCAACTCTTTTTCTTTTCTCTGAAGTAGTCATTTCAGAAGAAGTCTTAGGTGTTTTACTTGACACCCTTTTTGTCGGTCTACAGTAAGGAGTACCTCTTTTCTCTCCTTTCTGCCGTCCACAAGCCTTGCCTGTTCGCACATCTTTCCAGTCTTCCTTGAACCAACGTTTTAACGCAGCTCCTTTTTTGGTTTTACGAACAGCCACTAAGACTTATTCCCCCAGTTTTTAGCACCTACTTTACGACACTTGGCAATAGCTCCAGATGCGTAAGCAGATGGAAATACTTTATACCGAGACTTTACTTTGTGGTAACAAGCATCTTTAGTAGAACCACCTTTTTTAAAAGTAATGGGCTTTATCCTGCCCATCCCTCTTGATCTCATCATGCTCTTGTCTTCCCTCTTTGCGCTATACCATCACGAGGGCATTTCGTCATTCCCCCATGCTTAAATCCTTTTACTCCACGACCTTTTAACACATCCGCTTGGGTAACTTTCCCGTCTTTGTTTAGGTCAGGAAAAGTTTCTCCACCTTCCTTAAACTTTTTACCTTCGTCTGCTTTCATATACTCTTTTCCTACACTTTGTGGTACACCCGTTTCTTTGGCAAATTTAGGGTTGTTAGCCACTGCTGCCATGAATTTGTGTTGTGCCTTAGATTTACTAGGCATTAACGACTTTTAAAGTACATAGTGATTTCAAAACCTAGACGAACATTTTCATACGTTGGTTTAGTCCACATAATAACCTCCTATCATTTTTAACACTTCCACCGTTTTCTTGCTTGACGCAGCCTAGAATTAGGATTCTTAGCTGCTTTTGGAAACTTTTTCATCTGACCAGCAGAACGTGCACAGAACGACTTACGCCGCTTTGCTGCCTTGCTGCCCTTCTTTACTTTACCAGTAACGGCTGTCTTGAGCTTAGAGCCGGGATTGTCCCTACGATATTTAGCCACACCCTTCTTGGTCATACCTGCGCCAGATTTAGTCGGACGCTTATGCCCACCTTTAATGGTGTGGCCTTTCATAGTTCCCTTTCTGCCCGCTTGTTTAGCCACAAAACACCGTTACATTAGTAATATTGCTTAGAGTCAGTATTGTAAAGTCACTACTACTATTACTGCGCTGAGTAAGAATACCCTCGTCAGGTATAGTTACACTGTCAGCAAACGAAGAAGAGGACGCAGGAGTATCAACCTGTAAAAGAAGAGTTCCGCTGGCGCTGTTAAGATTAAACTTTAACGACCCCGCAGAACCTGCACCTACATAATAGACACTCTTAATCCTAGTGCGACCAAACGCTAACGAACCTGTAGTCCCAATGCTTACATTACCCGCAGAAGCACCACTAGCTACTACACTAGTTACCACCGTATAGAAATTAGTAGAAGAAGCAGTACTAGCGTTAGCACCTGTCACTACCTCAGTAACGGCCTCACCAGTAAGACTACCCACTTTAATTCCTGTGATGGTAAAAGTTATACCTCTATCGTCACCCGCAGAGGTAAACAAAAGGTTATAACCAGTACCAAAAGGACTAACATCATTAGTAAGCAACGTAACAGCTCCAGCACCACTAATACTTCCCGCTGCTTTTAACAACGTAGCACTAGTGGAGGGAGTTATGGCGAAAATATCACCTTTGGACATAACTTACTCCTTAATTTCACCCCGCAATAAAGCGGCTTTATACTCAGCAGTGCCGGGTACAAGACCACCTTTTGCAGTTTTTTTGGGGGCCGCTTTCTTTTTAGCGGGTGCTTTTTTCTTAGCCGTAGCCATAATTACCCCCTATTAACGAGTTCCAGCGCCCATTAGATAATCAATAGTAGTTGCACGAGTACCTGATGCGCTACCAGATAGGCTCATGGCTGCTATAGCCAGATTTTCGTCATCAGGGATATTTGCACTGTGGGTAGCAACAAGTTTATCGTTGATAAAAAACTCAACTTTGCCAGTACCTTCTACTGCAATACCTAGTTTGACATAAGTATTATCAGCCATGTCTATACCGGAATCAGTAGAAGTTTCAGTGCCATCTTTCTCTGTCTTACACAGAATAGAAGCATCTCCGTCATCTACTTGAAATACGATACGGTCTGTTGCAGTCAACATGTTTTCTGGGTTAGTAGCAAAATTAACGGTAAAACCAACACAAATGTCAGATTGGTCTACATCGTTATTTTTAATACGTGTCTGAAAAAACATATTCTTGTTTGCTGCAACAGCAAAAATTTCATTGCCTTGTACAGAACCACCGTCATTATCGGTAGTACCTGCGGAAGTAATCGCAAGCTCTCCACCTACAGTGTCAGCTACGATAGCTACAGTTGCACCGGAGTCTTTGACAACTACCCAGCCAGTGTCTAGCTCGTAGACGAAATCGTCTTCTATACAAAAATAATCAGGGTTAATTGACATTGGCATTTCGCGAAGGTCTTTGTAACCAGCCGCATAGCCGCTGTACAACACGGGGGTATTGTGATGAGTAGCCATATATTTCTCCTGTCGTGGCTAAAGTCTGCCGCCTCCCCAATGGAGCGCAGTCAGGATGGATTTATAGTATAACAAAGAAAAAGGGGCAACAAGTGCCCCTCTCTCAACTAGCTTTAACTAGCTCCGGGCGAACCGAAGATACCTAGTGGGTCAGATACGCCAAAGCTGTAACGCTCACGAGCTTTATATCGACTGTTACCAGTATCGAAATCAGCATCCATTGAGGTTTGCATTGGTGTACGCACGAAGTGCTTAAGACCGTTTGGAACGTCAGTCAACAAGAACCAAGCATTGGTATCAGTCAGATAATGGTTAACTGTGTAACCTTCTGGGATTGAACCGTTATGCCGTAGGGCGTTGATGTCGTTGTCAGCAGTATTTGTGCGAAGTTCAGTATCTAGCAAACGAGTTGCCACAAACTGAAGATCAGCAGGAACTACCAACTTGCGAGGCTTGGCTGCTATTAACAGCCCACGCTCGTCAGTCCAACCAGCAATCTGAATGACCGCAGCTTCTAAAGAAGTTTCGTTCAAATCAGCGCCAGTAGCTGGCTCATTAGAGTTAGTGCCACCAGACACCAAAGGGTGTGCAGTAGAACAAAGCTCTACACCATCGCCATAAGTAGTTCCCGAATCGAACGCACTGTTCAATATCGTAGCTGCCTTAACCTGCTTAGTGTAAGCCATTGCGCGTGCTAATGCTTTGGTATACCGCGCAGACAGAGAATCGTACAGGTTGTCCTCAATAGCTTCTTCAGTTACTGAGAATCCCATAGAAATCGTCTCGTGGTTATACCGAGCAGTAAACGCTTCTTGGGCGTTATCGTAAGCTATAGCAGCGCCTTCGTTTTTAACTGGGGCAGCTCCAAAGCCAGATAACTTGGTTTCTTCTTCAAAAGAACGCTCTGAGCTTTCAGTCTCGAAAATCTCAGCATGTTCTTCACCATACTTTTGATACTCCATACCAAATAAGGCATTTAGGCCCGGAAGGAGTTCTTTGAGTAGTTGTGCTCTTGAAATAGCCATGTCTCAATGCTCCTTATATTCCGGTCTTATTAGTGTATGAATGTGAATCTGGGTTAAATTTAACCAACAAATCCGTAAAGTCATCCCCAATAGCAGACCCCGGTGCGTCAACAAAATCAACGATTCTGAAGGCAAAACCAGAGGTTGAAGCAGTTGTAGCCGACACAGCACTAGTAGAATTACCAGTAGTGGTACTTCCAGTGTTGGTAGACTGAACTGCTGCTAATTTGACGTTCTGACCCAAATCTGCCTGAGTAACAGCGCCATCGGCCTGTACTTGGAAGACCACATCAGGATCATCAACAACATACGCCATAGCGTCAGAGGCTACAGTGCTGGCTGGCCAGTACTGACTGAACTGCTTTTGGCTATTGTTGGGGTCTGTGTAGGTGCAACCGACAAATACGCCGATAGTACCTGCGGGAAACCCAGTTGAGTTATCTCCATTAGTCGTCACGATTTCAATAGTGCCGCCAGCTACAATGGATACAATAGACCCATTGAAGATATTAGTACCATAACCGGACGCTATCTTTATCTGACGGGTGGAACCAGCGTAAGGCTGTCCTCCTATCAGATTTACGGCTTTTAGACCGTAAGGGGTAGCAGAAGATGCCATGATAGACTCCTAATTAATCTTTACGAAAGGAGACCGTTGATTTCCTATCATTAAATATAGGCATACGAGGGTCACTTTCGCGCATTAAGTTGTTGTCAACAGAACGCATTTGAGCAGCAGTTTGCTGCTTGTAATAATCATTACGTTCGTTGACAAGTTCTTCAGGAGCTTTGCAAAGCATTAGTCCACCTATAATAATATTGTCTTTAAACCTGTCATCAACGACAGCATCAGAAAATATCTCAGGGTGAGCATTTGTCTTTACTGGCTCCCAACCTTCACGTAATTTGGAAGAAACATTAGTAGCGTCTGGAACGCCTCTTGTGGCAATACGTATCCAGCGATAGGCATACCCTTCTTCAGGTATTGGGTTCGGCAATGTATCGGGCCTGTTCCAAGCCTGTTTACGAGTATCCTTTTCTCTCTTTTCGCTATCTCTGGACTTCTGTAGTTTATTATCAGCCATTTTGTTTCCTCGCTAATTCAGCAACCTGTTTGGCGTATTGTTCCAAGGGAACCCCAAGTCTTTTCGCAACAGCTATTTGTGACTGCTTTAATTTCACTTTTTTAGGTGAAGTGCTCCGCGTAGCGGGTGCAACCACATTGCTTGGTTTTTGCTTGGGAGCCTCCTCTGGCTCATCTTCTATCCCTTCATCAAATTGATCGGGGAATATTTGTCGCATACGAGAATTTATCTTCTCGTAGTATTCATCTGATTGAGGACTTATACCCTCTTTCGTCAATTTCGTATGCAAACCTAGAGCAAACGCGGTCATTTCATCGTCAGACCCAAACCAAGGATTTTTAGTCCTCCATGTTTCAGCCTTTTCGTCTCGCTGCGGTTGTTCTGGCGCAAGTTGTTGTGATTGAACATTATTTTCAGTATTTTGTAAAGTAGTTTGGTTATTTGCAGGTATTTGCCGCTGTTTCATACCATTAACTTTATCTAAACGTATTTGAGCAGCGTTTAGCAGTGTCTGTGCCTGTAGCACCGCATCTGGCTCTCCTGCTTCGTACGCTTCTTTGTACTGCTTTTGAGCGACAGCAAGCTCAGACTCAACCTGTTTCTTAGCAGACTCAATCAAAGCATTGTGATTCTGTGCTCCTTTAGCGTTAAGTTCTTGATTTTGTTCAATAAGTTTTTGGGCATACGCTATCGCTTCTTCGCGTTCACGAACAGCTTGTTCTTTGGCCCTTCGCTCATCGTGGTATCCCTTACTAAAATGCTGGATACGTTTTTTAACTTTATCCGAATAGTTTTCTAACTCTTCGTTGGTCACCTCTTCAGGAGGTTCAGAAGGTTTACGCCCTCTGTCAGCAAGAGGTGTATCGTCCTCTACTTCTATTTCAACTTCGCTCTTTTCGGATGTTCCCTTTTTATCGGGCTTCCCTATGGTTTCACGCCCTACCGCATCCTCTACTTCTATATTGGTATCCACCACTTCTTCTTCCTTTACCTCTACTTCCTGTAGTTTTTCATCCTTTTCTGGGTCAGGAAACTCAAATTCTACTTGTTGCATTGGCATAATTTACTCCTTACGCACGAGTCAGTTTACTCGGATCGTCAATTACGGCTTCAATCGAGTCGTCATTCATAATGCGATACTCAACATCACCCACTCTAAGTCTAGTGCCTGTGTTTGCTCGGAATACTACGTAATCTCCTTCCTTACACCACGGGCCACTAGGGAAACGTTCTTTATCCTTATAGGCTTCATCCCCCATATCACAGACAACGCCTGTCATCTGGAGAATGTTTTCTTCCCTGATTGTTTGACTTGCTTTCGCAATACCACTATCAAACGTATCTTCTGCGTTAGATAAGGCCACCATAACCCTATAACCAACAGGCTTGGGAACATGTTTGTCTAAGACTACTTCTTTTTGCTTTTCAAACTCTTGTTCCGCTATCTTCTTCTTTCGCTTGGCTTCAATAGCCGTCATTTCAATCGCTTCAGGCATCGTCATCTTCCATATAAGTACGCGAGAGGTCTTGTATTTCTCTGCGTGCGGTGGCTAGACCCCGTATCACCCCGCACGATTCCTTATATTCGGCGTAGTCTTGAGCACCACCACCGCTAACGAATTCTTCCTGTTGTTTCTGTAGCTCAGTTAACTTTTCTTCTAGCACGTCAAAGACGGTCTTTGCCATAAAGCTAATGCTCCGTTTTCTCTGTTTCATATTTTTCGTCTAGCTTTTTGCACACCTGCTCGGCCTTGTCGTATATCTCCTCAACAGTCATATTGCTATATTCTTTTTCTATTCCCATCAGATCAATCATCGGCGTATTTTCTAATTGTTCTTTGAGTCGCAACGCTATTGCGTCCAATCTTTCTTCTATCTCGTCAGTGAAATAAGGGTTGAGGTTCGGCCCTTTAATATTCCCCAGCCGCATTTGACGTTTATAATGTTTCTGGAAAGCAATCGTATCTTGCAAGTAATCAATATCAGCAACGCTAATCCTTGTAACTACTTGTTTTTTAAAATGTTCTTCCCCATCGAATGATTTGCTCATATTAGCTACGCCCTTTTGTTACCTCTTAGGAGGTGTTGTTTTGTCAGTTTTAGCGAGGTCAATTATAGTTTTAGCCTCTTCTAAGTTCTGTTTTGCATCAGCTTGTTCCGTCATAGAAGCAATACGAGAGGCTTCGATAGCCGCAGTATTCTTAGCTTTCTGCGTATCCAGCTCTAACCTTGCTGCGTCAAGCATCGTATCTGCTTCATCTTTAGCCGCTTTGCGTTGTTGTTCTTGCGCTTTAAGCTGCAACTCGGCTTGCTTCATCTGGAATACAGGGTCTTGTGCCTGTTGCTGTTGAGCCGCTTGTGCCGCTTGCTGTTGTTTTTGAGCAGTAAGCTGTGAACTTGCTGAAGCCATAGCCTGTGAAAGAAGTTTCTCTGCCTGTTCTGGCATTTCGTCTTCCATAGCAGGTAGTTCTACACCGAGTTGCGCTTCCATCTGCTGTCTGTACAAAAATGCCATGTGTTCTCCAATGTGCGCTTTTATAGCACCCACAATCTGTTGCCCCGTAGGGCTTTGCTGTATAAACGCAGCTATCTGTGGGTCTTGCAAGAACGCTTCATGCACAGCAATGTGGGCTTCATGGTCTTGATATATAAAGGCTTTTACTGGTTTGCCCATTAATATGTCCATATTTTCAGACACTGGATCAGCAGGTTCTACATCATCTGAAGTCGGCACTAGTTTATCTGCGTTCTTAATACCCAACACTTCGATCATTTGCCGATGTAACTGAGGCAAATCATATATTTGTGGGCTAGCTTGTGCCATTTGAAGCACTGTTTGATACTGCACTACACGCTGTGCCATTGTGCTGCTGTTAGGGTCACTGACAGGAATAACTTCCACAGTATCGTAATCCGCACGTCTAGCACGAGGCTCTGCACGATTGGGTACATACATGTATTCTTCGGGAGCATACTCAGCAATCAAAGCTCTGAGTAATTTAAACTCCTGCTTCATCGCATAGTGTACACGGGACTGCACTGCTGCCATTGGTTTTAACGTACGTTCCAATAAAGCTAGTGTGGTTCCAACCGGAGCGTTAGCACTCATGTCCGATATATTCATATCAGAGATAGCGCCAAGTCTCCTACCTTCTTCCGTTATCTGTTGTAGTAAAGCAAGTAGTGTTTGACTTGGCTCCTTATAAGGAAGCGTCATTAAATTGTCTTTTATACTGCCACTTGGCACGTCTACGTCACGAAACTCCCCCGGTCCTATTGGAGTATCGTCTCCTTTAACCCTTAGACCGCGAGACTTTAACCCTCCGGGCAAGTTTGCCAATGTGCCAGCGTCAACTAATTGACGGATAATTGAAGTTCCTGCTTTGGCATAACCACCAATAATATGAATTAAACCAAGACCATAGAAGCCAAATCCGGGCACATAAGAGTAATGAACAAAATGTTGACGCTTGAGTGTCAAAGGATCGTCAGGGTTCCAGTTACGCCTTATAGACAATACTTCTCCTGTTCCTTGTTCTATACTAACCACATAAGGTTTAGCTATCTGTAGAGAGTCTTCGTCTTCCTGATCCACTCCATCAATAACAAGATCAGCATGAATCTCTAATATAGTGTACCGATCATCTGTATTAAGTGTGTAACCACCTTCTTCAGCTTTCTTCTCTTCAATATCAGTGTGGTAGTAAACAGGCTCACCTAATTCGAGTTCTCGGTAGAAGCCAGCCGCTTGCAGCTTGATAAGTTCGTTTTTGGTTTTACGCATTACGTGTGTAACACGTTCAGCAGTCTCTATGTTAGAAGCGCCATAAGGCACAATTACATCCTCCGCAGGAATGTACATAGCGACCTGTCGCCCAAGATTGGGGTCATAGTACACTTTTTTAAATGCAGACCCTGCAAGACCAAGACTATAAAGTAGACGTTCGTGCTCCGGGCGATATTCCATCATCACCTCAGTAAGCTCGTAATTCATGTCTGTTTGGACACGCGAAGCAGCATCCTCTTTTTCCTTGGTGACTTCACCAAGTATCTTGGTCTTGACAGGGCCAGCAGCGGGAAACGTTTCACTCATCGCTTCGGCTTGGAAACGAATAGCGGCTTCTGCCAATACATTACTGTAGACTCCACAGGCTTCTTCCCACGGCTCTACACGTTCTTCATACTTAAAACCTAATACATCCAACCCTTTAACAAAGGTATCTGCCCATTCCTTACGGCTTGACGTGTCTCCTTCAACATGGCCCACAAGTTCAGAAGATATGCCTACTAGATCAGCATCATCCAAGTATTCGGCAAGGTTGGCATCAAATGGCGCTCCCATAGTCTCTTCAAGACCTTCTTCAGGAACCAATGTAATTTCGACAGACCCATCATCTAAAGTCACCATATCAGGGTTTACAATCCCAATCTCCATCGTTGACTCTTCAGCCCCTATTCCTTCAGGGGTCTGATATAAACTTTTCTCAATAGCCATTAGTAGTACCCGCCTCTACGTTGCTTAAAGTATTGCACTTCATCCGGTTCATCTGAGGGTAATCGTATGAACCCACCTTGCCTAAACCGCATGAGCGCCATTACAGTCGAGTCCACCAAGTCATCATTAGGCATGAACGGGAACCCCGCTACTTCTTCCACAAGTTCTTCTGCCCAACGTGTTTGAGGAACCCACGTTAATCCTGACTTTATTATATCGGCAACAGAGTTCAATCGCGCCATTTTATCGCCCGAACCTCTGTGAGGTGTGTATTCTTGCACAACCAGCCCCATTCTGCGAAATTCTTGGTATAAAGGTGTGCCACTTCCCTTCTTCTCCACAATAAACGCATCCGGTTCCCACTCCATATACTCGTTATAGGACAACTCTTTGAGTTCAGGAAACTCTAGCCGTTCCTTGATGGAGTTCAACAGGATTATCTCGTACCTGCCTTCCTCCTCGTTATGGAATACACCCCACGTAGTTATCGCCGTATAGTCAGCTCGATTATGTTTCTCGGCTGCGGCATCCAGAGACATAATCAAATACTCGCACTGTGGCGGGTTCTCATCTTTCCATTCCTTCCACCACTCCCGTTTTACCAGAGCAGCCTCTTCTGCGGTGGGTGTTTGCTGATATTGGGCGTTCCACTGGAACAGCGGCATGGAAGCCTTGGTACGGTGAAGTGCATCAAGATTAAAGAACTCAGGCCACAAGGGTTTCTCTTGGTCATTGACATCCAGTATCGCAGGAAACTCCACTATCTCGTATTTGTCAGACAGCTCATTCTGCGTCATGTCCCGCACTACCCGACCTGTTAGGTCATCCATGTGCCACCGCGTCTGTATGATAGCCACCCGACCTCCGGGCATCAGACGAGTTCGAGCACCAAAGGTAAACCACTCGTAGGCTTTATCGAACACATCAAGGTTTCCGTTGATGATGTCCTGCTCATTATGCGGGTCATCCACCAGAAGCAGGTGTGCACCACGACCCGCAAGGGCTGAACCCACACCACAAGCGAAATACTCACCCCCTTCGCTGGTGTTCCACCGTCCTGCCGACTTACTATCCACCGCCAGTTTGGTATCAGGGAATATCTCTTGGTACTGAGGCGTGCTTATGAGGTTTCTCACCTTACGTCCAAAGTCCACCGCAAGGTCTGTGGTGTGTGAAACCATCAATACCTTCTTATCGGGGTTCCTACCCAAGAACCATGCGGGAAAATAGATGGAAACCAACTGGGATTTACCGTGTCTGGGGGGCATATTGACACAAATACGGTCTTTCCCCGTGTCAGGGAGGGGTTTGCCAGCATAGTCGTACTCTCGACCTTGTTCTATCTCCATTAGAAGGTCACCCAGTATGCGATGGTGCTTGCCCACCTTGTAATCTGGCTGCATACGTTGACAAAACTGGATTAAATCACGCCGAGAGGCTTCAACACGCTGTTTTTGCTTGTAACTTTCGACTAGTTCAAATAATCGTTGTACTTCTTCGTCCGAATAGTTGTCTGCATCGGCTAAAAGGGCTTCAAGTTCGGCTTCACTGACTATTTCTTCGGATTCAACGGACTGTAGCACAGCACTCATGCTACTTACCCACCTCATAAATGCCGTCTTTGTTCTCTTTTAGCTCTAAAAGGCTCTCTTTTAGCTTTTGCCGTAGCTCTTGGGCGTTTTGATGCGTTATTTTGACTTCTTTTTTGTCTGCAAACAGTCCAACTTCGCTAATCCTGCCGATATTAACTAAAGCAGAGATACGTTCAGAGGCTTTATCGTTCTGTGTCTCCAGAATAAGACTGTTAATTACAAAGTCACGGAGCTTGGCAGGGGTGGCATTTAGCGAATTACCATGTTCTTTCAGGATATTCACCGCTTGGAGCTGCGATACGGTAACTCCTTCGGCGCGATCTGGTTTGGTAGTGGCTTTTTTGTCAGAAGTTGTGGAGGTGACAAGTTGCAAATCGTGTTCTTCCAGCAGTTCTTTGTTGCGACAAGCAGCCTCTGCGGTTTCACGCACGTCTACATACTTGAGATTAACTGGCAACTCAATAGGAGTGGCCGTGTCAGAAGAATCCATAGCGTTACCATCGCAGACTTAGTGTCGTAAGGCGTAAGTATAGGAACTTCTTGAGAAAAGTAAAGGAAACATTAGAAAAGTGTTGCAGAAATCAAAAGTGTTGCAGAAATCAAAAGTGTTGCAGAAATCAAAAGTGTTGCAGAAATCAAACAGGAGGTACGGGACTCCAAAGGGGGGTCTTTTATATATTGAAGGGGTGGAATTAAGTTAGACGCTGTTTTATTTAAAGGGGGTGGGGTCTTTTTGGGAGTAATTTGTGATTTGTTGGTGCGTATTATTATTACATATACGTGTATGGAACCGTTGTCGCATAGTGGGGGGCGGGGACGGGAGGGGGTACGGGGTAGGCCACTCTACAGGAAAAAGGGCACGCCCTCGCGCACGCGCACATAAAAGGAATAAACTGCAAATCACTACTTATATGTGCATAAAACTCAATTAAACTACAAATAACTTGACATTACTACCAATCTATGAGACTATATAACCATCGACAGGGAGATGGGGTTGATAACTAAAATAAACAAATAGGTGATTTATGAACGATAGACCTAACACGTTTGAAGAAAAATTAGATGCTAGAGGTTTCGCAAGTACGCGAGTAAAGAAACTTAAATGGGCGGTAGAACAATTACACGGAGCGATCTGCCAGATGGATACCCAAAACAAGGCATTGTTTGAAAAGGAATACGGAGGTTACAAGGGTATCTACCAGCTTATGTATGATTACTCGGAAGCTGAACCCGGATTGTTCGATATATTTCCACAAAGCGCTAACGAACTTGGCCCTAACATTGACTAACAATAACCCGGCACATGGACGTGCCACTTACTTAGGAGATAGATATGAAAGGTATAAACTACGATAGAAGAGCGTTAGAAGAAAAGTACAAAGAGTACATGATAGACGCAGAAAGAGTAGCGGAAAAATTGTTAAACATAGACTTCAAAGAGCGCACGGAGAGGTTACTCGAAAGAGAAAAGGGTAGGTTCAAGAGGGAACTTAGGAGAGTAAAGGAAGCGCACAATCGAGGGAGATCATCAGTACTTCAGGATGAAATGATCGCAAGGAGAAGGATGAGATTGAAAGAAGTATAAAACCTACGGAGCACAAGGATGTGCTCCCCCTCTTGATGCCAGTTCCCGAACTGCGTGCCGCCTAAGTCCCGCCCCCAAGATTTTTGTTCAAATTTTTTTCAGCGTGACGCAAAAAATAGGCGGCGTTTCTCATTATCTAAATTAGATAATCAAACTAGAATAGACTCAAAAAGACTCAAAAAAACTCCATTAAAATCAACCAGATACGAAATCACTTGACTCTGTAACTTGTTTGTGAGACTATAGAAACCGTTCCCAATGACGGGAGCGATACACTTAACTTTAATTATGAGGAGACAGTTATGTCTGTTTTATTAAATCTAAAAACGAAAGCGGTAAACGCAGGTAAAAAATGGGCTGCTAGTGCATATCAGAGCCTTCAAGATAAAAAGGCTTTTGTCACGGCATTATTTGCGGATGGCATTACGCCGGATGATATCAGGAAAGGATCGCGCACCGAGGATAACCCTTTGTATGATCATGTTTTGCAGGTGTTAACGGATGGATTGCCTGAGAAGAAACGAGCGCTTTTGATGCGAGATCATGCCGATTTGACTACAAAGCGCCAGAAGGATGAGCGTAACGAGTTACTGACAGTACGCTCGAAATTGATGGGTAATCTCCGAGGATCGCTTGATCGAAAATGGAAGCGAGAAGTAAAGGATGGGAATATCGAGAAACCTAATTGGATGGAATCGGATACTCCTGAGACTCCTGAGACTCCTGTTACTCCTGCTACTCCTGAGACTCCTGAGACTCCTGAGACTCCTGAGACGGTCACGCCTAGTCAGCACATGTCCATCATCATGGCCACGTTCATGGATAACGTAAGATCAGAAACATCTTACTTTAACGCCACCGCAATCATCAAAACTGGAATGGCTTTCCAGAAGGAGTTAGACAAGCAGCCAAAGTAGTTAGCAAGACAATGGGGGAACCGAAAGGTTCCCCTTTTTTTGTGCCCAAAAGAAACCAGTTCCCACTCGGCGTGCTGCCTTGCGTCCCAAATCTGTCCTGCCCCCCGCAAAATTCGATCTAACGCATGTGATTATCTAAATTAGATAATGGGGATCGACACCAGTTCCCCCTCGGCGTACCGCAAAAACCCCTGATTTCGCGTAGAAATGCGTTTGTAACTTTTGTAACTTTTGTAACCTTTTTGAAACCTTGAAAAAGTTACAGCAGTCTTTTGCAGTTTGACGTGGGTTTCTTGTAGAAAGGCAAATTAATCTTGTTTGTTTTGATATATAAATTACTTAACTAAACTGTAATGTAACTTTTGTACTTTTTTTATTTATAAATAATAGGTCTGAACTTTTTTTTCACTGTTATTTCAAACTTGTTGTCAAGAGAGTGTCTGCGCCATAATCTCCAAACCTATTGTTTAAAAAGGTACAAAAGTTACAAAAGTTACACAGTTGTTTTATAAGGAGTTTTTCGCCAAAAAAAAGTTACTTTTGTAACTTTTGTAACCTTTTTATATCTCCACAACTTGTTGTCATATTAAGACTTCACTTTCATGCAGTTTCATGCAGTCATTTATAGCTTAATTCCACTTAAAACTTTTTTATGTGTAAGTCTTTGTTTTACTTGACATTTATTATGTTCTTTGCTATTATATATAACAATTGGAGTTGCATTGCAGCTTGTTGTATTTTGATTATCTAATTTAGATAATCACATGGGTTGTGTGTCGGCACAGGGACGTGCACTTTTATTAATCGATTATCTAATTTAGATAGTCACTAACTGAGGAAAGTATCAATGAATATCTTAAGTAATGTAGTTGATGTTGACCTTCTTGATGATGGCACGCTAGACACAGTAGTACGTATCACCACTACTTGTGGCGCATCATTGATCGAGAGATTCGACAGCGAGACAAGGTTCGGCTTTGACGCTGACCCTGACACCTCTACTGGTCTGTTCCTAGATGACATCAAGGGGCAACTATGGGACGTGTGAAGCAAGAGCTAGTAACTGAAGAGGAATGCTCAGTGTGCGGTTTGTTGTATGACCGCCGCCGAGCAGATCTGGGGTACACAACTTGTGTAACTTGTGGAGAGAAAGAAGCACGACAGCGCAAGCACACAGTAGTACCCCTTCACAAATCAAACTACATGGTTCCGGCTAACAGCACAGAACTACGTGGTATCAACAACAAGGGAGGATTCTTCCGATGATTGTTTTACTAATTAGGTACGACACTTATTCTGATCGTGACCATGAGGGTCAAGAAATATTTACCAGAGAGTGGGCGGTATTGGATAAGGGATTCTGGGACACTGATGATGATGAACTTGTAGTAGACAGGTACGACCAAGACAAGTTTGACTTTGACGGCCCACGAGATGCAGCAAAAGAGTTTGTAAAGAAGCACTACCCTGACATGCGTGTACTTCATGTTGGACGCTTGCCTGACTCTCGACATTCTATAGCAACACTAGAACCGGACGACCCTGATTAAACTTGATATAACTAAACCAAACTGTAATAATCCATAATCTAATTAATTATTTGAGGAGACTATAATGGATAATGACAATGTAAATGAGACACTGAGTCCTATGGAGCGGTTATCCGCTAGTGCTAGGCTTGTGTCTGTGGAGGTGCACATACCTTCCTTTCGTAGGAAAGACAAACGTGCGGCGGCTGAGTATTCCAAAGCACGCGGTGCGAAAGAAGGTCGGCATGACATACACAAAGTACTTGTGAACAGTCCGCACCTGAAAGCGATTGTTTCACTGGGCAATGACGCGAGAACTATTATTCGCAATAGCTGCCCCCCTTACTCTCAAGGAC